GCCACCACAGAAAGGGCAAACTTTTTATTCATAGCTTTTCAAATGCTGCAAAGGTAGTGTTTATGCGGCTTCCGAGAGATTTCAGCACACGAAATGTCCATTACACCCTATTTTGTTCATAGGGAACGGTGCGCTTGACTTGGAGAAATGTTCTTCAATGATAGCCACGATGCGGGCTTCCTGTTTTTGTGTAAGACGCGAGATTTTGATTGCAGACAGAGCGGTGTCGCGGTCGGCAACGCAAAAGCCATACCTCGCCCAAGTATAGCCGCCTATGTCAATGTTGGCAAAAACCTCCATACGCTTTACTCCAACAGCCTTGTATTGCTTATAGAGAGCGCGGAATATTTGCTTGCTTATACCTTTACCTTGTAGGTTTTTTGAAAGTGTAAACAATTCGTGGTCAACGGTTCTTATGCCTTTGCTGTCTGTGTCAAAACTTCGCACCATTTCAAAATCATCGGATGCCCAATTAAGGCGGATATTCCCTGCGCTTGTCGCTTTCATAACACACAAGACATCGGTAACGCCGTGTTTTGCAAGAATACTCTGTATTTCGCTATTCAACGTAACAATATCAATCCGATTAAACGGGCTTTCTTTCAGCCTGTCAGCAATGTTATCGTCAAAGTCAATACCGTGGGCTTGCATCTGCTTCAAGTATGCGTTTGTATAACGGCTTTCCACAAACTGACCGAACCATCCTTTGCTCTCGTTGTCTTTTAGAAAATAAGGCAGCGTTCCATTGGAACGAGCAAAGGCTATGCGGTCGGCGTTATCATTTACCCATCCCTTAAAACTGTCGGGCAAGTCCGTGACCTCGTTCACGCTGCCCTCGGTCGGCTCTTTGCCGTTAAGTATGCGCTTCGCGTCTGCCGCCAGCTCATCCATCGTTTTGAGGATTGAAAGGGCGTGGCAACGGCAGTGCGGGTGCCAGCCCGTCCATTTGAAATCCTTTGGGTACTTCCCCGCGAGGTCGTCGCAAATGTCGGGTATGGGGTGGTTGGTCTTTGACGGCTCAATCTGTATGCCGACCACGAAGTCAAGTTGCTGCCACCGCTCATAGTCTGCGGTGCGGTAAGCCATATTGCACTCTGTGACCGCCAGCCGCCGAGCGTTCTTATAGCTGCTGCGGTACACGCCGCGCCCTGGGTGGTATGCCGCAGCCCGCTTGGATAGTTGCAGCTGTCCGTGTTCGTTCCTCACTCGGCGGAAGAGCATATCGGGGTGCTTGAGGAAGTCTTGCAGCTGCTGCGCGAGCTTCTGCGCTGACAGACCGCCGCGAATGCCGATGTCAAGACCAAGCTCTATCTCCGCCTTGAATTGGTTTGTGTAGTTCCACACACGGTCAGAAAGTTTAAGACCTCCCTCCTTGCGTTGGAGGAAAGCGTCACGGGCTGCGCCGTTGGTGCTGAAATAACGCCTGTATTGCGCCTGTGTCAGTTTCCCCACGTTATCGCCGAATACTTGGCGGCAAAGCTCGTTGTTCTTGCGGTTCGCCAAAGTCCACTCTGACTTCACTCCGTTAATGATGACCGCCGAGAGGTCTGTTTTCAGCCCCTCTAACAGCGCGTCGACCTTTTTCCGTGTTGACGGATAGTCAGAGAAAGAAAACAGCCTGTCGGGGTTGAAATCGTCTATTGACAGACCAATGGCTGCTGCTTCCTTTGCCGCCTCTTGGTATATCTCCTCTACGGCGCGGAGGTAGGCGTTTAGGCGGCTCTGATGTGTGCGGTCGTATTTATTCTGCTTGCTTGCCATCGTCTTTCCTCAAAATGAAGTGTTCACATTGGCGGTCATTAAGGAAGATACAGAATTTGCCGCTCTCCTGTTTGTATTGACAGCGGCAAAGGAAAGGCTTGCCGTCATAGCCTATTTCCTGCCAATCGTAGCTGTTCTGACAGTCACGGCAGCGGTATTGCGTTGGCGGCTCTGCCTTTCGTCTCGCGGTTCGTGCCATAGCGGTTATATTGTCGGCTCGGGTTCAAATACATCCACGCTCTTCTGCGCCGCAATCTCCCGCATCGTCCTGTCCACATCGTCACTCTGACCATAACGCTCGATACTCTCCCTCTGCGACATCAAAGGCTCGCCGCCGTTTGCCGCCATAAGGTTGTCTATCGTGTCTTTCTCGTCCGTTATGGCGAAAGGCGTTATCAGCATATCCACTTTCAAGGCTTCTATGTCAGCGGCGTAACTATCGCCGAGCATAACCTTTACAAAAGCCTTTATCACGTTCATTTCACGGTCAAAGAACTCGATGAGCCGTCCGCTCTCGTCTTTGACTTTGAGCTGTGCATCGATGAAGAGCTGCTTGCGGCTTTCGCCTGACAGAGCCTGCTGCGACATCTTGTCGTAAGACCAATCGGGGAGCTGCAACTGTGTGAAGAACATACTGCGCAGCTGTTCCACATAGAACTTCAAGTTTTCCACCGCCTGTTGCCAAGTGATATACTGCGCCGTGCTGCCCTTGGGGTACTGCATGATGGAGCGGAACTCCTTGTTGGGGCTTTTCTCATCACCGTATGAAATGGCGTCATCGGCGAACACCACGAACAGCGGCTTGGAGTTCTCACGGAGATAGTTTCCGTTGCGGCTCAAAGCCCACTCTATCTCATAGACGGTCTTGGAGGTGTCCTCCCATATTGGCATTGGTCGCCACATATACACGGCAGGGATTTTGCCGAGCGTTATCTGCTCGTCCTCTACCACCGACCATTCCCCTGTCAGCTGCGTACTCCACTTGATGTGCCGCTCCGAGGTATAGGTGTCGAAGTACTGCACCCACTTGCGCCCCACCTTGCGCTGATAACCGACCGACATCGCTATCATATCGCCGTACTCATCGAACAGCGGATAGAGGTCATCGCCGAGCATGGGAGAGAAGTTGCGGCAGCGGAGTTTAAGGCGGCTGTCGAAGCCATACAAGGAGTTCGGCTGTTCCACGGCATACCACAGTGTCAGCACCTCGCACCCAGCGAAGAGCATATTGCAGCGTTCCGTGTTCACGCTGTCAATGCGGTTGCGGTCATAGATGTTCTCGATGAAAGCGGCAACCTCTTTCTGTCTGTCATTTTCGGGCTTATAGACGCGCTTCACGGGTATGCCGCAGATAAGCTCGGACATGCGTTTCGTGGCAAGCCGTTGGAGGTCGCACGTTATGCGCGTAACCCTCTCCACGCCGTCCTCTGTCACGATGTCGCGATAGGTCTGTTTGTTCATTACGGGGTGCTTGCGGGGGTCGAACTCCTGCGCAAGACCATAGCGTCCGCGCCACAGCGGAACGTTTATCGTTTTCTCTTTCAGTGCGGCAATCTGCTGCGCCGCTGACCCGCCTGTTTGCAGGATGTCTTCAATCTTCATCGTATGAATGGTTTTTTGATTGTTGTTTACCTTATCTTCGTATCACTTTCCGCAGCCTGTCGAGGTCAATCCTCTTTCGGGTATATGTCGGGTAGAACGTGTTGGCGAAGGCATCGAACTTGTCGGGGCTTCTGCCTATGCGCTTCTTGATGTCGTCTTTCGGCTCTATCAGTATCCTGCCGTCCGAGCGGAAAGACCAGCGTATCTCTGTGGCTTCCTCATCGAGGTTTCTGTCAGGCGGCAACATCGCCCCTGTGTCATTCTTGGGGTTGAGCCAATCACGGACGCACCAAAACAGATAGGCTCGCATATTCTGAAAGCGGTACTGCCCCGTAATGTCGGTTAGCTCTCTGTCATTGTGCGTCCTTGCCCCCTCGCTGTACTTGCAACTGATGATATACTCCTCCTTGTCGAGTTCAAGGCAACGGCTGTAAACGCCCGCGCCCTCTCCGATAGTGTCAATGCTGACAAACATTGTCGGGTCGTGCTGTCGGCGGTGTACTATCTCTCCCGCCACTTTCATGTGGTCAGCCTGATCGCCGCTGTTCTGTGCTGTCAGCGGAGCGACCCAACAGCCCTTGCGCTCGCAATAGACGGTGCTGTCGCGCCCCATCCCCGCCACGTCAACGCCGAGTATTCGAGGGTCGGAGTTAAGCGGCTCTTTGCCGTGGTTCTGTGTCCACCGCTCGTGCGCCAACTCCAGCCATTGCATAGGGATAAGCACGTCATCGGCTACTTTCGGGAACTTGCCGAGAACCTTTTTTCGGAACAAGTCCTCTGGGCGATACCAGCGACCCTCAAAGAAGAAATCGTCAAGCTCCGCCTGCCGCTCGTCCTCAGTTATCGGCATACACCAATTGTCGATTTTGTCTCGCACCCACTCGTAATCCACCTGTCCTGGGATAACGATGCGCTTCTGTACCACGTTTGGGGCTGTCAGTGAGTTAAGTTGAAACCTCGCCCAACGCTCGCCTTTCTGACTGCGGGCGGCATAACCGACAGGCGTGTTGGGGTTGAACACGAGGAGTATGCGGCTGTCGCCTTGCAGGTTGCCCTCAATGGCGGCAAAGGTGTCATCGCCAATACCTGTGGCTTCCGTTATGACGAACATCGTATGCACGGCGTGAAAGCCCGACCACGCCTCGTGGTTGTTGTCGTCTGCCTTGAAGCCTGTCAGAAACCACTCCTCGTTGTCGGTTCTGATGTTGTATGCGTTGAGCCTACCGGGCAGGGCTATGTGCCGTGTCTTCGCCCTGTTGAACAGTCGGGCGATTTCGGGCATCATAATATTCTGTACCTGTCTGTCTGTGGGTGCTGTCAGAGCGACCTTTGTGTTTTCGGCAAGCTCTATCTTCCCTGTGTCAGTTTTGCGCCACCGTGGTGTCAGATAGAGGAAGCACATGGCGGCGCAAGCAGCCACGAAGTCCTTACCTCGTGCCGTTCCCGAAGCGACCGATGTGCGCCTGTTGAACTGCACGGAGCGGAGGATGTCCTGCTGTTCCGCGTCAAGCGTAACGCCGAGGGCTTCCTGTGCGAATGCCACCCAGTCTGACCGCCACGCGGCGAGCCGTTCAAGTCCTTTGGCGTGTGTCAGCTCTTTAATGCTCCTTCTCTTGTCTGATTTCATCTAAACTCATTTTAAGGCTCTCTGTGGGCTTTTCTCTGTTCGGGGTGATAACTTATACCACTTGATGCAGAAACACGGCGAGAGAGCCGCAAATCGGGCAAATTCGGTGTTTTATTGCGTCGTCTGTTGCTCCGCTTCGTCAATGAGACCGCTTTCGATAAGATAATCTGCGAATGACAGCGAGCCGCTGATGTCTTTCTTCTCGGGCGCATACAGACCGAGCAGCTTGCGGCGTTCTGCCAACTGCTGGCGTATCTCGGCGATGTAGGCGGGGTTGCCGAGACCCACAACGTTTGTGCCGTGGTCTTCAAGTCCAAAAGTCTTGATGCTCTCTTCACCTGTCTTTTTGTCTTTGGAGGGTGCGCCACGACGTATCTTCGTTGTTTTGATATAGTCCTCTTTTGACTTCTCCCACTGCGACCAAAGCTCCTTAACGGTGTCATCGATGCGTTCAAGCTCAAGTTGCAGGGCAGCGTCCATATCGTCAATGCGGCTGTCGCGCCACTCGTCAAGCAGGGAGTGGATGTCGGTATGCACGGTAGCCAACGAATAGGTAGCGATGTCAAGGCGTTTCTTCACCTCCGCCTGTATCTCCCTGACACTGTGACCACGCTTGTACAGCTTCGCAACGATTTCAAGCCGTGCGAGCTTCAATTGCGCCTTTCTCTTTGTCTGTGGTTTGCTCATAGCCTGTAAATTTGTTTGAAACGTCTGCATACTCTGTCGGCATACGCGCGGCTGTCATAGTGGCGGCTTCCGTAACACTGACAGACAAACCAACGGTATAGTTGGCGGTCATAAACCAAACTCCCGATATAATAACCGCAGCGGTCGCATAGTACTTGTACCTCCTCTGTGTCTCTGCCGCCGTATTTGTTCCACTGCTTGCGGTCAAAGGTCACATCCAATACATAGTTGCGGTCAAAGGTCACATCCAATACATAGTTGCGGTCAAACCTTGCTTTCACCTCCATACACTTCTGAACGTAAGCGGCATTATGTCTGACCAACCCGAATTGCCGTCTGAACAGATATTCATCGGCGCACTTATAGCAAGATCCGCAATGGTTCTCTGGTACACAGTCAGAGCCGTATTTGGCGGCGTTGTGACGGTGTATCATCGGCTTGCGATAGTCAGGCGTTATACAGGTGCTTAACAGCGATATTAGCCGTTTGTCGCGCTTATAGACCGTGTAGAATGATTGCAAGTTATCGTGAATGTATGTCAGATAGCGATAGCCTGTCAGCAACCCCGACATAAAGCGGTTAAACGCCCTAATCATATCGAAGCTGTCCGATAGGTCATAGTCAAGGCTTCCGTGTGCGGAGTTTTCCTCAAAGATATTACCCAATCCAAAAACCGTTGCGCCGTGTTTCGTGCCGAGGTCAACCAACAGGCATAGGATAAGAATGTTTTTCAGTGGATGCTCGTTGTATTCATTGTTGCCGCTGATGTTAATTTTTACCTCCATTATCGGATAGCCTATTGCCTCGGCAACGGCAAAGGCGTGTCGACGTTCCGAGGGGAGTGATTTATTTACGCCACTCACATACACGAGGGTCGGGCTGTAACCGTCCTGTTCCGCTCTTATGGCTGTCGCCAAACAATCCTTACCACCACTAAAAGCGATAAAGCATTGCCGCCCACTGACTGACACGCCGCCGAAAGGCTTGCTCTCCGCAAAGCCGTCTCTGACAACAGACAGCGGAGGTTGCTTCGCCTTTGCATGGACGATGTTTAGCACTCGTGCAAGACGCTCGTTCACGGTCAGACCGCGCGGCAAGGACTTTACGCTGTATAGCTCATAGAATGGCTTGAAATACTGTGTTAGCCAAAAGTCAGACGGTATGTTATTCAGTTGTTGCATCGTCTGCGTCCTCTTTTGGAGAATAGTTTTCTATGATTTCTTGCAGGGCTTTCTTCTCGTTCTCGTCAAGCTCGATTGCAGGGAACTCCTGTCTTATCGTGTTGGGGTCGCCCTTAAAGAAAACCAGCACGTTTTGGTGCATCTTGGCGACCTTGCGGCTTTCCATGTATTTCTTGGCTCTTAACGCCACGGAAGAGGACATTTCGATAAGTATAAGCTCGTTATACAGATATGCCCCACATTCGCGGAAAATGCGCTTTACATCGCCGCCGAAGTCATAATACACACCGTTGGCTTTGCTGCGTATATCGCCCAAGACGATAACGGCGAAACGGTTGGGTTTCAGACACGAATAGGCGGCTTTGAATGCCGTCTCAATGATACCGATAAACTCTTCATACGTCCCTTGATTGCTCGCGTCATTGGGCAGGTCGGAATATTTTTCGAGGTCGAAATACGGTGGGCAACTGAAAAGGAGGTCTTGACTGTCAGGCGCAAAGTATTTGGCAACATTCTGTCCGTCATCGCACACATACGAGATAGGGAGGTCTCGGTCGGCAATGACCTCATTGTTGATGTCCACTTGCTCCTGCCGCAACTCCACGCCCTTAAACGTGTAACCGCACGTTCCGAATACCAGCCCTTTCTGTGTATCGCCAGCGAAGCAGTCAAAGATTGCCGCCCCTTTATAAGGCGTGAACCATTTGCACAGTATCTCGGCAAGCACTGGGTCGAACAGCGACACGCCCGTTGACAGTACTTTCTGTGCCTCGTGTTGTTTGACCTCTTCGGGAACGTATTTGTCGAGGTATTCTCGGAAGCTGATGCCAAGCGTCTTACGGTGTTCCGCTGTGCGTGTATAGAGGTCTTTATATTGCAGTTCCACGGATTGCACGAGCTTACCCTGTCGGCTCTGACCCATATCGCCGATAAGGTTACGCCACATCTTCTTGCGGGCTTGCCAATACCCCTGTCGGCTGTCGAGGATAGAGAACGGAGGTATAATGAATATGTCGTTAAGGCTCTGGCCGCGTGAGGTAGTGCCGACACCCGATGTGTCGCCATTTCCCATGCCATCCCATGCGTTGTCATTCCACACGTCAACGCCCCAATCGTTCAAGTCTTCGCTATCCCATTCGTTGGCGAGCATATCCATATCCCACTCTCCGAACCCCACGTTATCCTTGATGATAAATTCTTTCTTCTCCTCGTCTGTTAGGTCAGACGCTTTTACGATAGAAGCGGTCGGGCTGTCCTGCCACCGTTCCCAATAGGAAACGAGAGCGTCTTGTTCCGCCTGTGTCTTTTTCTGAAAGTCACGGATTGAGCCGAGCCGTTCTTTGAGTTCATCGGGTTGCATATCGGCGATAGCCATAAGCGCACGGTAACGCATATTGCCACCCAACGCAACCATTGTGTTGTCAACCACGATAGGACGAATATCCAACATCTTTGGCAACACGAGAATGGAGTTTACCAGCTTTGCAAACTTATCGTCTGAAATGATGCGAGGGTTTGCGCTGTTCACTTCGATTTGTGAGAGTTTTACGTTTTCGGAGTTCATCTGAAGTATGTTTTTAATAGTTGATTGAGTTTTGTTGCCCTTGCCTTGTATATCTTCTGCTGACAGCAGGGCAAGAGTGCTTTCTTTGCATGGGTTAGCCCCTCTGTGTCAGCCATTCCGATGTTAAGATAGATGGGGTTTGCGCCCTGACCGTCTGACACCGCCGAGCAGTCAACGTATTGCATTGCCGCACCAACATCGTGTATGCCGCTGTCATATTTGCGGACGCGCAGCACTATAACATACTGCTTGGCGGAGAGCCGTTCCAAGACCGACACGCATTGCATAGTGTCGCCAATAAAGATGTTGCGTATTGACACATAACCGTGTGGCGCAGACTTACAAACGTTCCACAGCGTTGTTTGATGTGTGGGCGAACCGTGCATACGCTTGT